GATTGCTTGCACGCCACTGAGACGGGCTATGCGCTTCCTCAACAGCCCGCTTAGTCTCAACACTGTCATACAAGCGAATAATCGGAATACAAGGGTCAGACTCCTCAAACTCCAAAGCCTCAGCCTCGCTCATAGGCACTCCATCATGCGTCTCACACACATCAGGCCCACACCAACCCTTGTTGTAGCCGTAACGCAACCATTCATCAAAACTTTCGAACATTAATCTCAAACCCTTTCACATCAAACCATTTATTAGATACTGCATTATAGACAGGAACATTAGCAGGTATCTGCCACGATTCCAACTTCCAACCAAATTCACGAGCCATCTCAGCCACAATCGGGTCAGACTCCATCAACCCATTGACCCTAGAACACATCACAATCACGTTAGAAGCCTCGTCACGGGCTTTTGAGCCACCCATGCCACGGTTTACCCTGTGATGCGGTACAGCGGTCTCAGCATCCCCACAATGCCAACAACCACCATCACGGTCTAGGAACTTACGAAACTGTTTCGGGGTCATGCGTGCTTCCAAGTCAACTCAAGTTGCTTCGCCATAACAGCCGTCAAAGTACCAGAATCCGACAACTGTCGAATCTTAGTCTTCACACGGTTCACCTGTGCTTTAGCCACATCAACCTCAAAGCGCAACTCAGCCGTTTGTAAACGAGCCACAGCCTGACGGTCAGCAACCGTACCACCAGCCTCAATGAACTTCTGCTGATACGCCGTATCCAGTTTCATCTCCAACTCAGCCAAATTCACCTCAGCATTGTACAAAGCGTCAGCACCCTTAGCAGACTCGTCAATAATGGTCTTCAAACGACCAATGATTGCATCAGGACTTTCCAGCGGCATTCGCCCAACCCTCAATCGCTTTCAACACGTCAGCGTTCGCACCAGCAGAACGAGCCTCAGCATACAACGCACGCAAAGCATCAATGTTGTAAGCCAACGCTAACTGTTCAGCCTCAGACTCCCACGAACGAGCAGGCTTAGGTTCAACAGCCTTAGCAACCTTCTGCATCTCCTCACGGCTAGTACGCTTATTGCCCGACAAGTTCATGTTAGCCAACGCACGACCAATAGCAGACGTTTCACAATTCTCTAAAGCACTCGTCTTATTAGCCATACCAGTACCATCAACCTCAAACGCTAACCCAGTAGCCTTCAAATACCACGGAGACGCATCACGGTCAGCAACAAACCATTCATACGAATCCCTACTCAAAGTCCATGCAGGCAACCAAATTTCGGCCTGCACAACCCAAGTAGACACCTGACGGTCTTGCAACGTAGTCAGATTCTTAGTAATCACACGAGCGTCAGGATGCAAGTCATACAACCTGCGCAGACGTTCCTCAACAGTTTCATAATCGTTCAAATTGAACTGAGCCACTCTATTTCTCCTTTTACTTTTTGACCGTCAAATAAGGCAAACCGCCACCACGAGCAGACCTCGTAGCAACCGTAAACCCATCAACAGTTCCCGTTTTCGCAGACCCCATAGCATCCAAAGTCCGAGACTTCAACTCTCTCAAAAAAGTATCCGCCTTGTCAAACTCAGCCTGAGCCAACGACAACTCTACACCCAACTGCCCCAACTCAACAGAAGCATCAGGGTCAATGTCAGGATGCAAATAACGCACCATCTCATAAGTAGACGTAGAACCATCCCACTCAGGCTGACGTTCCTCAAGCACACAATCCCACCAACGCTTCACCAACATCACATTAGTTTCAGCCTCAAACTCAGACCACTCAATGTCAAACGTTTGAATGTCATTACCACCAAACAAAGCCACCAACTTAGCCTTATGAATACCAAGAATGTTCATGTACCACAACACCTGCGCCCGATAATGAGCAGGCACAACATCCCACGGATAACGAGACATCTTCACCTCAAGAATGTGCAACTCGCCATTCTCATCAACCATGATGCCGTCAGGGTTAGCGTGACACCACTCAAAACCAGGCTTAGACGACTGCCAAGTACCAGTCTCATAAATAGTCCAACCAGGATTCTCAGACAACCAAGCGTCTTTAATCACAGGTTCAAACAAGTTACCCAAACGCATAGCCAAAGACGACTCTTTAGGTTCAAAAGCACCAACAGCCCTAGCCCACGCACTAAACGCAGACTCCCACGGGTTCAAGCCAAGACAAGTACCAACCTGCGAACCGCCCACACCCTGAGAACGCAACTCATGCCACTCCTCAGAGCCATTCTCAAAATCACCAATCAGCCTCGCTGACGGCAACTCAGTAATTTCCCATTTATTCATAATCACTCCCGATTTGCATTTACCAAACATTTGTTTGTAAAGTAAGTGTATGACAACCCTACGACAAAGTGCAAGAGTGCAAGCAGCACAACGACTACTAAATGAAGGAATCCAGAAACACGGTGCGCCCTGTGACGGATACACCGAAGAATTCTATGCAGAGCCCGACAACAGGCTCTCACTCAAAATGGCAAAGTTCATTTGCGACACCTGCCCGCTAGTAAGAGACTGCCTAGACTATGCACTACTAGCAGAAGAAGAATACGGCGTATGGGGCGGAATGACCGCAGAAGAACGCCGATGGATACTAGACACCGACAAGCGAGCAAGACGCAGACAAAAATACCACCAAGAAAAAGAAAACCCCCGCAACTAGCAGGGGTCAACTTTACTTCTTAGCCTGTTCCTCAACAGAGTCAGACGCTTTAATAAACGCTCGCTGAATGTCCTCAAGCATAATCCGCATACGGCGAATCATGGTACGACCAAGTTCACCAAACACGAGCAGCATCGCACCACCAAACATGACAACAACACCGTTCATCCAGTTACCAGTCACAGCACCCACCGCAGCACCAGCAGACACGGTTACAAGCAGCAAAGCAATAGTGAACCAAAGAAACCAGCCCACCAGTTTTAGAATCGCTTTCAAACGGTACATTACTTCTTCTTTCCAAACAGCGTTAGAGGGTCAATAAGGTCACTGTAAGCAGCCAAATGACCGTTAACCTTCTTAGAAACCTGCATGTGCAAATGTGCGCCAGTAGAAGCAGAACCAGATTTAGTGTTCTTGCCACCACCAACCTTGCCAATAACCTGACCAAGTTTAATCATGTCACCCTTCTTGACAGCAACAGTGTCAGGGGCAACGTGAGCATACTGCACGAAAATCTTTTCTTCCTGCACCCACAACTCAATAACCCAACCAAGCACATCAGTCCAAAAGACGTTGTGAACCTTAGCGTCACAAATAGCAACAAGCGGTGCTAGTTCCTTAGGAGACCAGTCCTGACCACGGTGAGGGCGACCATTACGGTACGGGGCAAGATTACCAAACTCGTCACCACGAAGGCTCTTAGGGAACGGTTCTTTAAAAACGGTCATACAAACACTCTCACAATCATGTAAACAACAGCAGAAGCAATAGCAGACGACAAGATAGAAGTAATCCAAGCCGACTGATAACGGGCCTTCTCCAACTCACGCAACCTATCCTCGTGGTCAGCAAGTTGGTCAATCTTAGACTCAATCACAGTTAACCTACTCTCAATGCGTAGGAGAAGTGCCTGGTTAGTTGGGTGTCTTTCGTCACTCATCAGCCGATTCCTCAACAGGAGTCAACATGACGTGACAACCGCCACACTCACACGAGGCAGGATTATCGTCACCAAAATCGTAAACAACATCCTTGTTAGGGCAGTCATCACCAAAACATACAAACTTAGCCATTACACACTCTCATAACTAAAACCAACGTTAATAACATCAGCAGAACCCCAAGTAAACGGAATAGTTGCGCTCGTGTTGACCGCAGTTGTGTAAGTACCAGAAGCGTTAGTCGCAAGAACCGTTGCAGTTGACGTACCCACACGAACAACACCCTGATAAAAAGTCGTACCTGAGTCATTCAAAATACAGCCAGACTGCCAAAACTGGTCAGACAAAACACCATTCACAGGCAGAGTAAAAGTTGCTACACCAGTCAAAGCACCGCCAGTACCAAGAGTGATACGGCCACGCACATTCACTTGCTTACCAACAATCTGGTAATAGAACGCTGATGTTCCACCAGAGCCAAGCGTAATGTTAGTTAGGGTCGGAGTGTAAGCAACCCAAGCAGTAGAAAAAAGCAGATTCTGCCAAGCAGAGCCATCATAATAAGTAACAATGTCATTAGCATTAATGTAAGAAAATTGGCCCTCAACAGGCGAGGTTATAGCAGAGTTTCTTGCGCCAGTAGTTGAAAAAGTTGAGATTGTTTGGTCACCAAGATAAGTGTTCAAATCAGACGCAGTGAGTTTTTCACCCACCGACCATTCTTTAAAAGGCATTAATAAACTCCTAGAAACCCAATACGTTATAGTCTAGCAAACCAAAGATATCGCTATCCAAAGTAAAAATCTCGTTCTCAATCGTTGCCAACTTGAACGTGACAGTATGCCCATCAATATCCATCTTTTCAGACACACCAATAACACGCACATACTTTGTAATCGCAGAACCAATACTGTTAGGTGTGAATGACACTTGCAAGATTTGAGCCAAATCAATGCCCAATACACGTTGCTGGTCAGCGTTAGATAACGGATTCAAAAACACTGTCACTGAATCAAAACGATACTCAGGAGTTGAATACTTTACAGCCAAATCTTCCGCAGCAGCCAACGTAGCCGTATCATCCACATACAGCAACCCATCATCCTCATACACAGAGTTACCATAAGCAGCAATAGACACAGGCTTACTGACAGTTTGCTTTGCCCCACCCAAACGAGTCAAACTAATAGTGTTATACAACAGTTCAGAGCCGTAAATAATCTCAACGCCCTGATACGGTATATCGCTACCATCATCCGTGAACACGACATCATTCTGTAAGTCATAACCGTTCTTTTGGAACTCTATAACCCCCGACTGATTAACAAAGAAATACCCGCCCTCAGTGCGTTCAACCAACTGAGCATACTCAAGAATGTTAGTACCAGCATCAATCGTGTGAGACTGCACCAAAGAAGTACCAGTAGTATCTAAAACCCAGTTAGGGCCACCATAAGGCCACTCAACATCAGGCTGACCCAAAACATAGCCAATACGGTTACCAGCGGTCTGCTCGGCAGGAGACAACGCTGACGAAGTAGTTTGCTGCGCCAAGAACGAGAACGCATCAGCACCAGTAGCCACAGCCGTAGACTCGCCACTAACGTCATACATCAAGTTCCAGTCCTTGATGAAACCGTAAATACGCCCTACGCCTTCAGTAGTGATTTGTACACCAACATTAGGCACAATCAAGCCATAAAAAGGTGTAGCATACTCAAGCAAAGTAGACGTAGAAGCCTCAGCCGTGCCAGTCCAAGAAAAAGTTTGATAGTTATTGTCAACATCATCGCCACTAAAGTATGTGCCAATAGTAGATGCTTGCTCTACAAGGGCTTTGCGCCAAGTCATAGTAGAACCCAAAGTTCGTATCACCGAACCAGTAGTAGCACCAGCATAAATACGCATAGACACAGCATTAGCGGGGGCAGTATAAGTGCCAGTAAAACGCATCTCAATACCAGCAGTCATAGACTGTGCAACACCAACAGTTACATCACCCAAAGATGAACCACCAGCATCATAAAATGTTGCAGCCAGACGGCGAACATCATTAATGCTGGAAGTGGCATAAAAAGAAATAGCGTAAGTTTGCCCAGCCGTGACAGCGATACGTTGTGCCGTGCTTCCACCAGTCAAACCAAACGAGTAAGCCGTTGTGCTTGCAGCGGTAGTAACAACATCAACCGCACCACCAGAACCGATAGTAGTAGTACCAGCACCGCCAGTTCCACGGTTCAACAACTGCCAAGACTCCTGTGGCGATACGGCAGGCCCAGGAAAATCAGGAACAGGGTTCTTTACAAGGTTAGTGCGAGTAGTCGAATCCGTGTATTGCGGGTCAAAATAACGCAAACGGTTCTCAAAAGCAATACTGAACGTACCAGCCTCAAACTTATCCAGTTCACGGCTACGCCCACGGTCAACCGAAATAGACTTCACATAAGAAGTCACATCATAAGTAGAAAACCCATCAACACTGATTAAAAGAACTTCAGTTGAAGGAACAGCCATTAGTACGCCCTTGCATAGACCTTGCCAGAAGTACGCTCATAC